AAGGAAAAAATCCTGGTCTAGCAAAACTTCCAACAGAAGTTAGAAACAAAATGGGCTATATGAAAGATGGTGGTTCTGTAGGTAAAGCTAAAGGCAAAGATATTCAAGTAAAAGAAGTTGATGCTATGATAGCACAACTAAGAAATAAATCTAAAGGTATGTCATCAGAAGCTTTAAGAACACTTAAAAATAGTATTAAATACAATTTAGGAAAAAAAGATGGTGGTATGGTTCTAGAAATAGGATTACGCCCTGCTACAAAATCTGAAATGAAGATGGCAAAGAAAATGAAGAAGCCAATGAAAAAAGCAGGTGGTGGCATGGTTCGTGGTGCAGGAGCTGCGATCACAGGTAAAGGTTTTAAGGGAGTATTTTAATGCCTAAATCAAAACCGAAAATTCCTAGTGAAAAAACTCGCAAGAAGAAGAAAAAGAAATACTACTCAAAGCCAGAAGTTCTAAAAAAAATGGAATCAGATAGAACAATTGATTCTGATGAGCAGAAAAAATTATTAGATGCGGGAACTATCACTCAAGAAGATATTGATTCAGGTTTCGGTTTTAAAGACGGTGGGTCGGTTGAAGGTAAAAGACTCACCAAAACAGTTCCCCCTCAAAAGGGACCTAACTCTCAAGGCATGAGAGGCACTGGCGCTGCGATTCGTGGTACCAAATTCAAAGGAGTATTCTAATGGATATGATCAAAAAACTTTGGGAAGAACATCCCAAGAAAAAATGGCTTATAGTTGGTTTAGTTATTGGCTGGGCAGTCGCAACTTATGTTATCTAAATTATTAGGCGGATCTTTAGTAGACACTGTCGGTAAAGTTATTGACAGTGTCCACACTTCAGAAGAAGAAAAAGGTCAAATCAAAATCAAACTTCAAGAACTCGAGAACGAAATTAATTCTAAACAAATGGATATTAACTTAGCGGATGCTAAGTCTACAGCTACAGGTATTGGTGGTATTATGCAGCGGTCGTGGAGGCCCCTCATCGGGATGTCCTGTGCCCTAGCCATATTGTGGGAGTATGTTTTAAAACAATTTGTTATTTTTATCCTTGCAGCTTTTAGTATCCCTCATAATCCCTTACCAGAGCTTGACATGGCGACTTTATTCCCGCTTGTAATGGCGCTTCTCGGAATGTCGGGAATTCGCAGCTTCGAAAAATTAAAAAAGATTAATTCAGATAAATAGTGCAAACAAATATATATTCAGCAATTTTAAGATTAATAACTACTAGACAAGACGACATAAAGTCTGTACTTATTGATGGAAACGTAGAGAATTGGGATCGATATCAATTCCTAGTTGGGCAACTCACTTCTCTTCGCAAACTCGATTCAGATGTTAGGGATCTTTATCGCAAATGGGAGGTAGACGATGACGTCGACAACGGGGCTGATTATGCCCAAAGAAAAAAAGATAGTGGGGATAAATCCCGCTGAGAAAAAAGAAGAAAAAAAGAGCGATCTTAACAAAGTCCCCAAGCCAACAGGGTGGAGACTAACTGTTCTTCCCTACAAAGGTGTGGGAAAAACTAAAGGTGGCGTTTTATTAACAGATAAAGCAGTTGAAGAGCAACAGATTGCTTCTGTTTGTGCTTTAGTCCTAGAAACTGGACCCGATGCCTATGCAGACAAGGAAAAATTTCCACATGGACCTTGGTGTAAAAAGGGTGATTGGGTGATTATTGCAAGATATGCAGGATCTCGAATCAAAATTGAGGGTGGCGAACTTAGAATTTTAAACGATGATGAAATTTTAGGAACAGTTGAAAGCCCTGAAGACATTTTAGGAGTATACGCATGAACGAAGTAGATAGACAAGTTGCTGAACTTCAGGCTGAGTCTGAAAAAAAGCAAAAAACCGAGTATTCTGTCGAGGTAGAAAGCGAAGATGTTGCTGCACCTACAGAAGAAAAGGAAATTGAGATTCCTCAAGAGAGTAAAACCTTTGAAGCTGAGGTAGAAAAACCACAGGAAGAACCTGTTGAAGAAGAATCACAGCAAGAAGAGGTGAAAACGGAAGAGGAAGAACCTAAAGAAGATTCAAAACAAAAATATAGTAAGTCTGTTCAGAAAAGATTTGATGAATATGCTTACCAATTAGGTGAATCAAGACGACGTGAAGAAGAAGCAATCAAGATTGCTCAAGCTATTAAGGATGAAAGAGACAAAGTTCAAGAAGAATTGTCTAAACTTAATAGTGGTTATGTCAACGAGATGGGTGGACGACTAACTGGTTCCATGGAAGCTGCAAAAGCGAAGCTTAAAAAGGCAGTTGAAGACCAGGATGCGGACGCTATGGCCTCAGCACAACTAGAAATAGGAAAATTAGGCGCAGAACAGACTCGTTATGAGCAAATGAAGGCACAAGAAGAGGCTAGAGCAACCGCTCCTAAGCAAGAAAAACAGGTAGAAATACCTCAATCTCAGCCACAATCTGCTGTTAAAGACCCTAAAGCTGAGTCTTGGGCAGCAAATAATGAGTGGTTTGGCTCAGATAAGGTCATGACAAACGTCGCTTATGCAATTCACGAAGATTTAGTTAATCAAGGTGTTGATCCCCGCACAGATTACTATTATACTGAGATTGATAAACGTATGCGTGAAAATCTTCCGCATAAGTTTCAACAAGATTCTTCAACCGAAGAACCCGCAAAGCAACAGCCCGTCCAGACCGTTGCAAGCGCACATCGAAACAGAGGCACAGGACGCAACGTAGTTAAGTTGTCAAGTACAGAAGCGGCTATCGCTAAACGACTTGGTCTTTCCAACGAGCAATATGCGTCGGAAAAACTAAAGTTACAGAGGAGGTAACGTTATGATAAATAAAACACCTAGATCTGCATCCACAAGGGATAAAGAAGCACGCAAAAAAAACTGGCAACCACCAAGCTCGCTTGAAACACCGACACCGCCTGAAGGTTTTAAATTCAGATGGATTAGGGAATCAGTAAGAGGATTTGAAGATAACAAAAATGTTATCGGTCGAATTAGACAAGGCTATGAACTTGTCAGAGCCGACGAATATCCTGATTTTGATTTTCCTACCGAGTCCGAAGGAAAACACAAAGGAGTTGTTTCAGTGGGAGGATTATTACTGGCAAAGGTGCCATTAGAGATCGCAGCGGAGAGAGATCAATACTACTCCGATCAAACAGAACGTCAGCAGGAAGCTGTTGATAACGATCTTCTAAAGGAGCAACATCCTTCAATGCCAATTAATAAGCCCGAGCGACAAACTAAAGTTACGTTCGGTGGCTCGAAGAAAAGTGAATAATTTTTAATCGACCTAAATGTAACGCTTACTAATAACAAATACTTTAAGGAGTAATAAAATGGCAAACTTAAGTTCAGGTTTCGGATTCCGACCAAGTAGAATGCTCGGCGGTGGTTACAATACCACTGGTCAAACTGAGTACACTATTGGTAACAACGAAGGATCCGCAATCTTTCAAGGTGATCCAGTTATATTAGTAGCGAATGGTGCTATTGATATAGGATCAACTGCTGGCGCAGAGCTTCTGGGTGTGTTTAATGGTTGTGAGTATGTTGACCCAACAACTAGCAAACCAACATTCAGCAACTACTATCCAGGAAGCATCGCTGCAGACAATATAAAGGCATTCGTCATCGACAACCCAGATGCGGTTTTCGAAGTAAAATGTGATGATGCAAATGCAGGACAGGCCCAAGTTGGAACAAACTGTAATATCGCAACTTACGCAGCAGGATCCACCATATCAGGTGTATCTTCTGTTAAGATTGACGGTGACAGCTTTACAACCGACGCAGCGGGTAATTTTAGAGTAGTAGGTCTATCTACAGATCCAGACAATAATGATTTTTCATTAGCTAACGCTAACATTCTTGTCAAAATCAACCTACACTCATTAACTGATACTACAGGCATATAGGAGGTTAAACTATGGCTATATCTAGAAGTCAACTCGTTAAAGAGTTAGAGCCAGGTTTGAACGCTCTGTTCGGCTTGGAATACGCACGATACGATAATGAGCATGCTGAAATCTTTGATGCAGAGTCATCTGACAGAGCATTTGAAGAAGAAGTAATGTTAGCAGGTTTCGGTTCTGCACCAACTAAATCAGAAGGTGGAGCAGTATCATTCGACACAGCTAACGAAACTTTCACAGCTCGTTATACACACGAAACAATTGCACTTGCATTCTCAATCACAGAGGAAGCTGTAGAGGACAACCTTTACGACAGACTCGCTGCGAGATACACAAGAGCACTTGCTCGTTCAATGTCAAACACAAAGCAAGTTAAGGCTGCTGCAGTTCTTAACAACGCTTTTGCTGCTGCAGGTGCTGCAGGAACAAATCCTGGTGGTGATGGTGTATCACTTATCAACACTCAGCACCCACTACAATCAGGTGGTTTTTTAGTAAACAGATTAGCAACAGATGCTGATTTGAACGAAACATCACTTGAGCAGTCATTAATCGACATCGCTGATTTCAGAGATGAGAGAGGCTTAAGAACAGCTATTCAAGGTATGAAACTTATCATTCCAAGACAGCTACAGTTCACAGCTAACAGATTAATGGAATCAACATTAAGAACAGCAACAGCAGATAATGACATCAATGCAATCAGAAACATGGGAGTGATTCCACAGGGTTACACTGTGAACCACTACTTAAATGATGCAGATGCTTTCTTTATCAAAACTGATGCTCCTAATGGATTCAAGCACTTCACAAGAACTCCATTGTCAACAACAATGGAAGGTGATTTTGATACAGGTAATATCCGATACAAAGCAAGAGAGAGATACTCATTTGGTTTCTCAGATCCACGCTGTGTATTTGGTACATCTGGTGCATAATATTTTATAAGAAACTTAAGAGGGCGGTTGTCTTTGACTCCGCCCTTTTTTTATGTCAAAATAAAGCTTTATTAACCTCATGACCCTTCGGGGACTATTAACAAAAGGAGATAGACATGGGAACAACTACATTTTCGGGTCCAGTTAAGGCCGGAACAATCAAAGATACAACAGGCATTACCATTGGTACAGATGTTAAAAACACAGGTTTTGTTGTAATGGCGCAATCAGCAATTGTTGATATTATCGGTGCTTCTCACTTAAACCAAGTTATAGCAACAATTCCTGCAAACTCACAAATCACTGATGTGGTATTGAATGTAACAACAGTAAATAACGATGGCGGTGCTGCAACTGTTTCAGTGGGAACAGTAGATGATGGCAATGCTTTTATTGATGGAGCTAACGTTAAAGCATTAGGCACTACTTATGGTACTCTTGATACAGAAGCTACAAATATTGGCACAACTGACATTCAAGTTTTAGCTGATTTCACAGGAGCTAATGGAGATGCAACGACAGGTGCTGCAACAGTGACTGTTAAATATTTACAAAATAATTCAATAGCAGTTGCTGGTGATATACCTGCGTAAGGAGTAATTAATGATTAACTATAGATCAGCTAAAGTAACTGCTACAGGAGATGTTTCTAGTGGTCCTGCAAGACTGATAGCTATTCATGCTGTTTGTGCAGGCTCTGCAGGAAGTATCGTTTTAAAAGACTCTAGCACTGGATCAACTTTGCTAGATCTTGATACTCCAGGTTCAGCTACAGCAGTAATTGATACATACATTGGAGATAGTGGTATGAGATTTGAAAATAACATTCATGCTACATTGACTAATGTAACTTCATTAACCTGTATATTTGCGTAATGAGAAAACGGGACAAACAGCCCCCAAAAACTAAAAAATATTTCCGCTCCACTAAATCTGGAGCGGGAATGACTAAAGCAGGTGTTGCTCGATACAGAGCAGAAAACCCTGGTTCTAAATTAAAAACAGCAGTCACTGGAAAAGTGAAGCCTGGAAGTAAAGCTGCAAAGAGAAGAAAATCTTTCTGCG